TATAGGTGTTATAGATAGTTGGCAAAATGAAGCTGACGGTTTAAAAGGAGATCAAGATGCACTAAACGAATTTTATAGGCAGTTTCCAAGAACTACAGAACATGCGTTTAGAGATGAAACAAAAAATAGTATATTTAACTTAGTTAAACTATACGAACAAATAGATTACAACGAGGAAATGTCTAGAACATTAGGTATAACTCAAGGTAATTTTCAATGGGTAAATGGTGTTAAAGATTCTAAAGTAATATTTTATCCAGATAAAAAAGGTAGGTTTAAAGTAAGTTGGGTACCACCAACAAATATACAAAACAACGTTATAATAAAAAATGGAGTACGATACCCAGGAAATGATCACATCGGTTCGTTTGGCTGTGATAGTTACGATATTAGTGGTACTGTTGATGGTCAAGGATCTAAAGGAGCGTTACATGGACTAACTAAGTTTAGCATGGAAGACGCACCTGCTAATCAGTTTTTTTTAGAATATTTAGCAAGACCACAGACTGCAGAGATATTTTTTGAAGACGTTTTAATGGCATTAGTATTTTATGGTATGCCTTTACTTGCAGAGAATAACAAACCTCGTTTATTGTATTATTTAAGAAGACGTGGTTATAGAGGCTTTAGCATGAATAGACCTGATAAAATATGGAATAAATTATCTGTAGCAGAAAAAGAAATAGGTGGTATACCTAACTCAAGTGAAGATATAAAGCAAGCTCATGCTGCAGCTATTGAGATGTATATACAAGGTCATGTTGGCATGAACAATGAAGGTCAGTTTGGTAGTTGTTATTTTAATGAATTACTAAATGATTGGGCAAAGTTTGATATAAATAAAAGAACAAAGCATGATGCATCAATAAGCTCTGGTTTAGCTATAATGGCTAACAACAGGCATTTATACAGACCTAACGCCCCAATACAAAAACCTAAACTAAATATAAATATTGCTAAGTACGGAAACCAAGGTAATATATCAAAATTAATTAAAAAATAAATATGGTTGTAAAAAGTTATTTTCCATCTCAAGTTGTAAGTGATGTAGAGAAAATGAGCTATGATTATGGTTTAAAAGTAGCTAAGGCTATTGAGGCTGAATGGTTCCATACTGATAGGGGTACTAATAGGTATAAAACAAATCATAATAATTTTCATAATCTAAGATTATACGCTAGAGGCGAGCAATCAATACAAAAATACAAAGACGAATTATCTATTAATGGTGACTTGTCTTATCTTAATTTAGACTGGAAACCAGTGCCTATTATACCTAAGTTTGTAGATATAGTTGTTAATGGTATTGCAGAAAGAATGTATGATGTAAAAGCATATTCACAAGATCCTAATGGTGTAGAAAAACGTACTCAATATATGGAGTCTATATTGACAGACATGAGAACTCAAGAGTTTAATGATTTTGTTGGTGAGGCTTTTGGAGTTGATATGTATGAAAATGAAAAAGAAACTTTACCTGGTTCACAAGAAGAGCTTGACTTACATATGCAGCTTAGTTACAAGCAAGCTGTTGAAATTGCTGAAGAGCAAGCTATTAACACTCTTCTTGAAGGAAATAACTACGAGCTTACTAAAAAAAGATTTTATTACGATTTAACCGTACTTGGTATTGGTGCGGTAAAAACAAGTTTTAACACATCTCAAGGTGTTATTGTTGACTATGTTGATCCAGTTAATTTAGTTTATTCTTATACTGAATCGCCTTATTTTGACGATGTATATTATGTAGGTGAAGTAAAAAACATACCTATAAATGAATTAGTAAAACAGTTTCCACATTTAACTCCAGAAGAGTTAGAAGATATAGCTAAAAACAAAAACTATAATAAAACAAATTATAATCAAGGTTATAGTTACAGCGAAGAAGACAATAACAAAATTCAAGTTTTATATTTTAATTATAAAACATATATGAATGAAGTTTATAAAGTAAAAGAAACTGGTACAGGAGCTGATAAAATATTACCAAAAGATGATACTTTTAATCCTCCTAGCGAAGAAAATTTTGGCAAACTACAAAGATCAATAGAGTGTTTGTATGACGGCGCTATTATTTTAGGAACAGACAAGTTGTTAAGGTGGGAAATGGCTAAAAATATGATGAGGCCTAAAAGTGATTTTACTAAAGTAAAAATGAATTACGCTATAGTTGCACCTCGTATGTATAAAGGTCGTATTGAATCTTTAGTACAACGTATTACTGGTTTTGCTGATATGATACAGCTTACACATTTAAAGTTACAACAAGTATTATCACGTATGGTTCCAGATGGTGTTTATTTAGATGCTGATGGTTTAGCTGAAATAGATTTAGGTAACGGTACAAATTATAATCCACAAGAAGCTTTAAATATGTTCTTCCAAACAGGATCTGTTATTGGTAGATCGTTTACTTCTGAAGGCGATATGAACCCCGGTAAAGTACCTATTCAAGAAATACAATCAGGTTCTGGCGGTAACAAAATGCAAAGTTTGATACAAACTTACAATTATTATTTACAAATGATAAGAGATGTTACCGGTCTTAATGAAGCTAGAGATGGTAGTACTCCAGATAAAAACGCTTTAGTTGGTGTACAAAAGCTAGCCGCAGCAAATAGTAATACTGCCACAAGACATATATTGCAATCAGGTTTGTTTTTAACAAAAGAAGTTGCAGAATGTTTATCGCTTAGAATATCTGATATTATAGAATATTCACCAACTAAAAATGCTTTTATACAAGCTATAGGTGTTCATAATGTTGCTACACTTGAAGAAATGTCAGAATTACATTTATATGACTTTGGTATATTTATAGAGCTTATGCCTGACGACGAAGAAAAAGCAATGCTTGAAAACAATATTCAAATGGCACTGCAACAGCAAAATATAGAGCTTGAAGATGCTATTGATCTCAGAGAAATTAAAAGTGTTAAGCTTGCTAATCAACTGCTAAAACTTCGTAGAAAAAAGAAAATAGCAAGAGATCAACAATTAGCTCAACAAAATATTCAAGCACAAGCACAAGCTAACATGCAAACACAGCAAGCTTCAGCTCAAATGGAAATGCAAAAACAACAAGTAATGATGCAAAGTGAAGCTCAGCTTGAGCAAATGAAAGCACAGCTTGATGCTCAAAAGCAAGCGCAAGAAGTTGAGTATAAAAAACAACTAATGCAGTTAGAGTTTCAAATGAATATGCAGTTAAAAAGCATGGAAGTTGAAGGCCAAAAATCAAAAGAAAAAGAAAAAGAAGATCGTAAAGACGAAAGAACTAGAATACAAGCTTCGCAACAAAGTGAGCTTATTGATCAAAGAAAAGGTGAAAAACCACCTAAAAACTTTGAGTCCGCAGGTAATGATATACTAGGAGGCGGATTTGATTTAGGTTCTTTTGACCCTAGATAACAATTATTAATTATTATTATATTATATTATGGAAGAAAACGTAGAAAACGTAGTTGAAGAAACTACACAAGCAGCTGAACAATCAGTTGAAGAAAATAAAAAACCAAATGTTAATGAAGACGGCGATTACGTTGTTGATTTAAGTAAACCAATAAATGAAGAAAATGAAACCAAAGAAGAAGTTAAAGAAGATAACCCTGACGATACAAGAGTGGTTGAACTCGTTGAAGATGCCGACACCGCAGAAAAACAAGAAGAAGTACAACCGGAAGCTGAAACACAAGAAACTCCAGTATTAGAAGAAATTACTGAAGAAGAAGTTAAAGAGCAAACTGAAGAGTTAGCTGAAGAAGTAGTTGAAGCTATAGAGCAAGCTCAAGAAACTGGTCAAGCAATACCTGAAAATTTACAAAAAGTTGTAGATTTTATGGAAGAGACTGGTGGTAGCTTAGAAGATTATGTAAGACTTAATCAAGACTTTTCTAGTTACGACGATATGACAGTTCTTAAAGAGTATTACAAACAAACAAAATCTCACTTGACAGATGATGAAATTAGTTTTTTAATAGAAGACTCGTTTTCATATGATGAAGAAGAAGATGATTCAAGAGAGATTAAAAAGAAAAAAATAGCGTTAAAAGAGCAAGTTGCCAACGCTAAAAGCCACTTAGACGGGCAAAAGTCTAAATACTATGAAGAAGTTAAAGCTGGTTCTAGGTTAACTACCGAACAACAAAAAGCTTGGGACTTTTTTAATAGATACAATAAAGAAAACGAAGAGAATAAAAAAATAGCGGACAAACAAACTAATACTTTTAAATTAAAAACCCAACAAGTTTTTAACGATAAATTCAAAGGTTTTGAATACAACGTCGGAGATAAAAAATATCGGTTTAACGTGAAGAACGCTGGAGAGATAAAAGAAACACAAAGCGACATTAATAATTTTGTCAAGAAGTTCTTGAATAAAGAAAATGAAATGTCAGATGCTAAAGGTTATCATAAGTCTCTTTTTACAGCAATGAATCCCGACGCTATTGCTAATCACTTTTATGAGCAAGGCAAAGCTGATGCTATGAAAGAAAGTGTTGCTAAGGCTAAAAACGTAAGTATGGACCCTAGGCAATCATTTTCAAACAATAACACTAGCGGCATGAAAGTAAGAGTGCTTGGCGATAACAACTCATCTGACTTTAAGTTTAAAATTAAAAATAAATAACAATAAATTTAAAAATTAAAAATTATGCCAAATAATATTTCAAATCCTGGTGGTAATTTAAACAGTGTACCTGCTCCAAATAAGCAAACACTAGCTAATAACTACCTTGATTTTACGGCCGGTAACAATGACTGGGCGCAACAATATTTACCAGACCTAATGGAGCAAGAAGCTGAAGTTTTCGGACCGAGAACTATTTCAGGTTTCTTATCACAAGTTGGGGCTGAAGAAGCGATGCAATCTGACGAAGTAGTTTGGTCAGAGCAAGGTCGCTTACACATATCGTACACTGGTAACGTTTCCTCTGATACTGGTGGTACTGGTACTGGAAACTCTGGAACTGCATCTTCTCAAATTACTTTAACTAAAGAAATTGATGGAGCCGCTGTTTCTTCTGGTTCTGTTGATCACGCTGTAAGAGTTAATGATACTATTTTAGTAGCTAACTCTGATGGTGTTTTCAAAGCTTTAGTTGTAAAAGTTGCTAATGAAGTTATTGACGTAGCTCCTTATGGAACTGCAACGCTAACTACAAACACAACTGCTAATGGTACAACTATATTAGTTTATGGTTCTGAATACGCAAAAGCTTCTGGATATAGAGCTGCTAGTGGTGCTGCTGGAGACGTTGAAACTAGAGGTGCTAACGAACCTAAAGTTCAAACTTTTACTAACAAGCCAATTATCATGAAAGATTACTACGAAGTTTCAGGATCTGATACTTCTAGAATTGGTTGGATTGAAGTTTCTGCTGAAAATGGACAATCAGGTTACTTATGGTACTTAAAAGCTGAAGCTGACACTAGAGCACGTTTTACTGACTACATTGAAATGTCAATGTTAGAATCAGAAAAAGGTGGTGCTGGTAATGACCAAACTGAATCTGCTGGTAACGCTATGTATGGTGCAACTGGTAATTCAACTGGTACTCAAGGTTTGTTTGACGCTGTTGAAGACAGAGGAAACATCACAACTGGTGTTACTGGAGCTTCACCTCAAACTGACTTAGATGAGTTTGACGCTATTTTAGCTGAATTTGACAAGCAAGGTGCTATTGAAGAATACATGATGTTTGTTAACAGAGGTACTAGCTTAGCTATGGACGATATGCTAGCTGGTATGAATTCTTATGGGCAAGGTGGTACATCTTATGGTGTATTTAACAACTCAGAAGACATGGCGCTTAACTTAGGTTTCACTGGTTTCAGAAGAGGTTCTTATGACTTCTACAAGTCTGACTTCAGATACTTAAATGACAAAGCTACTAGAGGTGGTATTAATGCTGCTGCTGGTGTTAACGCTTTAAGAGGGATTATGATTCCTGCTGGTACTTCTTCAGTTTATGATCAAACTGTTGGACAAAGCATGAAGAGACCTTTCTTACACGTTAGATACAGAGCTTCACAAGCTGATGACCGAAGAATGAAATCTTGGATCACAGGTTCTGTTGGAGCTGCTACTACAGCTTTAGACGTAATGAGACTACACTTCTTAACTGAAAGATGTTTAATTACTCAAGGTGCTAACAATTTCATGTTATTGAAATAAGCACATTTATTTAAAGAACCGGGGCTTCGGCCTCGGTCCTTTTCTTTTTATTAATTTTATTATATATTATATTATGTCAAAAAAACAAAAAACAGAAGTGGCTGTTGAAGAGCCACAGGTTGTAGAACAACCAAAAATAAAAGTTCAACCTAAAGAAAAAACTTGGGAGATAAAAGATAGGGTTTACTATTTAAAAAGTAGAAAAAAACCTATATCATATATGCTAAAATCAAATAGTGTTTATTTCTTTGATGAAGAAAAAGGTTACGAAAGAGAATTAAAATACTGTGAAAACCAAAGAACTCCATTTGTTGATGAAATGAAAGGAGATCAAAGACTGTCACACGTTATTTTTAGAGATGGTGTTTTATTTGTAGAAAAAGAAAAAACAGTTTTACAAAAAATGTTGTCTTTATATCACCCACACAAAGACACTGTGTATTACGAATACAACCCAGTTAAAGAGGCTGTTGATGAAATTGAAATATTAGAGTTAGAAGCTGATGCAATATTAGCCGCTAGAGATATGGATATAGATATGGCAGAAGCTATATTAAGAGTAGAAAAAGGATCTGAAGTATCTAAGATGAGTTCTAAGGAGCTTAAGCGTGATTTATTACTATTCGCTAGAAAAAATCCTAACTTGTTCTTAGAACTAGCTACTGATGAAAATGTTCAACTTAGAAACTTTGGTATTAGAGCTGTAGAGCTTAATATTATTAAACTAAGCACAGATCAAAGAAACTTTTTATGGGGATCAAATGATAGACCTATAATGACAGTTCCATTTGATGAGCATCCATACACTGCTTTAGCACATTGGTTTAAAACTGATGAAGGTATGGAAATATATGCAAATATAGAAAAACGATTAAAATAATCAAACTGTAGGGCGGTCGCTCTTCGGGGCGATCGCAAACTACAATAAAAAAATATGGTAAAAATAGACAACGTATATCAAAAAGTGCTGGCAATAATTAACAAGGAGCAGAGAGGCTATGTAACTCCACAAGAGTTTAACTTGTTTGCAGATCATGCTCAGATGGATATATTTGAGCAATATTTTTATGATATAAATCAACTTAGCAGAGTTCCAGGTAACGACACTGATTACTCTGACATAATAAATAATTTAGAAGAAAAAATAGCTATTTTTGAAAAAATTGAACAATTAACTATTTTTCAAAATCCTTATTATAAAAAACCAGATGACGTTTATAGAGTTAGCTCTTTACAAAGTACATTTGGAGAAATAGAAAGAGTTACTCAAAAAGAATACTTAAATATTCAACTATCACCTTTAGCAAAGCCAACATTAAAAAGACCTGTTTATACAGACTCATCACAAGGTTTTAGATTATATCCAAATATAAGAAGAAGAAATTTTTTACATTATATTAAAAGACCTGTTGAGGTAAAGTGGGGATATGTTGTTGTTGGAGAGCACGCTCTTTATGAGCCAGATGATTCAGTAAATTTTGAACTTCACGCTTCAGAAGAAAACAATTTGGTTATAAAAATATTAGCTTTAGCTGGTATAACTATTAAAGATCCTTCTGTCTACCAAATGGCAACCGCAGAAGATAATAAAAATATTCAACAAGAAAAAGCATAACATATGGGATTATTAGACGGAGTTTCGCAAAA